CCTGTTAAATAAATATCTTGAGCACCATAGGCTACTAATTGCATTAAACCACCACCCATTTTAGATTATACTATATATTGAGATTTTTTTTTTAATTTTAATACAAAAAAAAATATCAAAAAAGACTAAAATTATATAGAAACAAGATTATTTTAAAATGTCCAAATAACCATTATTAATTCTAATAATGTTAAGTTTATTAATAAATATGAGAATAGTTCTTGTATCATTAGTGCCATTAATTTTTAAATCCATTTCAATATTATTAAATTTATTCATACTTAAAATTCCAGTAGATTTAATTAAATCGGGATTAAGACAAAATGAATACATATATATACTATTCATACCTATACTATTAGATTCTGTAAGATCATTATTTATAATGTTACTTCCGCTATGTGATTCCCAGCGATTAACATTTTTATAATAACTGGATTTAAATCGGGGATTTATTATCCTACCATTTAATAAAATAGATGTTTCAGTGGCATGGTCATTTCTATTTTCACCATCGTGATTTAGCCAATAATTAAAGAAATTTTCAGGTTTAAAATCATTATTTCGACTTTTAAAAACCCAAATTAACTCTTTTACTAAATCTTGTTGATTAATTTTAATTTTTTTTCTAGATGATTGATTATTTTTAACATCTATAATTTCCTCTCCACAAAAAATAGTTTGATTTATACAATATTCTAATGCAGTATCTTTAAAAATTCTTTTTTCATCTTGTTCTAATTCTATAAATTCGCCTATTAATTTTACACTCTTTATTATATAGTCGGAAGACAATTGATTTTCATTTGCGATACAACTAAAATTTCTAAATTTTAAATTTACATTAATATTTTGATGTTGTATTGCCCATAATGGAATAGATAATCCAGGATTATTATAAAAATAAAATGGTAAAGGAAGCATAAGTGTATGTTTATCAGGTTGTTCTAATTCATCAATCGTATTTGTTTTATTATATTTAGAAGCAAATGCACTTTTGGAAATATATGTTTTTTCGGTAGGTTCTAATAATTGATGCCATATATACATCCACTCACCAGACAAATTTTGTAAAACTTTATCACCAACAGTAATTTCTATATATTCAATAAGTCCATATAAAGTTTCAGGAACAATATTAAGTTTGTTACTCCAATTATCACCTTCAATTTTGACTTCTATCGTAAGTCTATTAAGTAAATCAGATACTTTTTCAATATTAAAAGAAATTTTTTCTCCAAATTTAAAATTTTTTTTATCATTTGATAAATCGCTTGGTTCTATATAAATTAATGAGTTAGCAAAATTAGTATGTTTTCTATATGCTTTTTTAAAATAAGAATTTTCTGGTTTATGTGTTAAAAATATATCCTGTGGACCTAAAGCATTTAAATGTATTTTTGCACCAGACATTTATTATTATATATATTTTATTAACATATAAAAAACATAGAATATAAATTTTAGTTTTGAAATACTAATCCACCATGACCAGACACTATTCGCAATATATTGTAATTAATAGCATATACTTTTAATAATTTTTCACGAATAGTAAATGTATCAGGCCAAGAATTAGTATATTTATCTCTTCTTATTCTTAATCGTAGTTCAGCTTTATCTAATTTAGAAAAATTTAATGAACCAGAAGGTTGATGATTTTCAGGATTAAGTGCAAATGAATATGTATAAAATCCAGAACTATTTTTATAGTTCATATTAGAAAAATAATTAGTAATACTATTTTCATCTGTCATATTTTGATAGCCAAAACCAGAATGATGTTGATATTTTTGTATAGATTGAAAATAATTAGAATTAAGAGGTTCAAAAATTTGTTTTCCATTCAAAGCGATAGTAGCATCTATAATTTGTTCAGAACTATTAAGATAGTCTAAATTTCTCCAAAAATTAAATATATTATTACCACTATTGGTTCTATTTACATTACCAAGACTGTCGCAATAATTTACATTTTGCGAATCTTTACAGGAGCTGATATCCTGTATTGCCCAAATTAATTCTTTAATAGGATGATTCAGAGCTAATTCAAATTTATGTTGATATTGTTCATAATCTTTATCTTTAACATTTTTCAATAAAGGGATAACATTTCTTAAGTTAGATTGGACTTGTTCAATTAAATATTCATGTGAATTAGATGCGAAAAGTGTTTTTTCTTCTTTATCTAAATGAATATATTGAGCGAGAAGTTGAACTTTATTTATTTGTAATGTACTTGATTTAGAGTTATCATTTTTAATTTTATTTCTTGAATTAAGTTTAATATTAATTTTAACATCACTATATTGTAGTGCAAGTAATGGTAATGATAAACCCGGATTTCTATTAAACCAAAATTGTAAGGGGATATATATACGTCCATCTCTAGAATTAATGTGAGTATTTGTCATTTCACAATAAAGGTTATTTTTAGAAGAATCATTAAATAATTCATTATAAATATGTAACCATTCACCGGTATGTTTATCTATTAATTGGTCACCTATACGTATTTCTATATAATCTATAAGAGAAAGTCCCAATACTGAAATTTGTTCTTTAAAATTTATTTTTTTTTCATTTTCATTTGCTCCTTCTATATTAAATGTATCTTCTAAATCAATAACTAAATACATTTTATGAACCAGATCTCCATTTTTAGGAATTGTGGCATACATTTTTTTACCTAAATTAGAATTTTTATTCATAAAAGTTTCACCAGTAAAATTTAATATAAAATTTTCAAATGCAAAATTTGTATGTCTTTTATATATAGCTTTAAAAAATGTCATTTGAGGATTACCGACAATATATTTATCACTTTCACTAACTACCGTCAATTGAAAATATCCTATACCCATTATTACTATATTATATTATTTTATTTAAAAAGATAAGACGATTAATATATATATTTAAAAAATTGTTATCTATATATTATTATATTATAGATATGGATTTACAAAATTGTTTATCATCAATAAAATGCGAGCCTAAAACTAGAAGATTGGCAAAAACGAATTATACACGTCCAACGCAAACAATAACAGATACATTACAAACAAAGGCTAAAATGGAAGAAAAACTTGAAAATTATAAAAGAGTAGATACTATAGATGATATATCCTTAAATACTCATGTGAGATATGTAACATTAAAAAATGGAAAACAGAGATTTTGTCTTGGTGGTTTATTAAAGAAAATACATAGTAAATATGTAATTCTATCAAATGGAAATTTCACATGGTCAGTGCAGAGATATCATTGGGAAAAAACAGAGGATGAAGAACCAGCATTTGAGACAGTTTTTTTTAGTATAATGAGTAAGGAGGCGCAACTTCAAAAACAAATAGAAATGCAAAAACGTCAAATAAATAAATTAACTTCACATATAAAAGAAAACTCGCGGTAATTATATGAGGTAATTAGACGAGGTAATTCAAAATAACTCTAGATAAATAAATAAAATAGATAAAATTAAACAATTGTAAATTTATTTAATAAATTTTTAAGTTTATTAATATAATTCATATAAATAGAGTTTTTATTAATAGAATAATAAAATTGAAAAATACTAATTATATATTTTATTTTTTTAATTTTTTCAATAACAAATTTACGTTTTTTGGATACTAAAAAAGGTTGATTTATATCAGATTTAAAATTACAAGATAATTGTGGTATTTGTTTAAAATTATTATTTTTAAGAAATTTAAATGCATTTTTAATTATAGTTTTAAGAGATACAGTATAGCTAGCTTGACACGATTTTATAAATGCAACAGTAAAAGCTCCATTATAGTCATATTTATCTGAAATTTTATAAACATCTTCTGAATATTGTGTATCTTTACAGCCGGATAATAAAACAGCATTACATTTAATTTTATTTAATTTAGAATCATTTAAAAATTGATTTTTCATATAATTGTATTTAAATGGTAAGTCTAAAGCAGTACCACTATGACAACAATCAAATATACATATTAATTTTTTATTACTGTTTAATTTAGAGAAAATTTCATTTAATTCATCATCTATGATAATATCATCATCCAATGTATATAATGCTTCATCTTTAGCAATATTTCCGTCATTTTCTTTATTTTCATCATTATTAGTATCTTTAATATACGTTCCATGTCCAGAATAATGAACCCATAATGTATCATATTTTCCATTATTGACTTCTTCTATAGATTGATTAATACTATTAATTATATTATTTTTTGTAGGTTTAATATCAGTATCATCTGTTAATAATAATATTTCATTTTGATCAATTTCTAAATATTTTTCTAAACAATTTTTCATTAACAATGTATCATTAATACAGCCATTTAATTCATGATTAGTATTTTTATAATTGAGTCCAAATAATAATAGTTTGATTTTCATATATTTAATAATAATATAAATATATAAATCCGAATTTTTAATTTTAACAATTAATTTTAACAATAATAATTTGGATTCATATAATCACTATAATTTGTATTTAACTTTTGAAATAAACCTTTACATTCTTTTCTGCTACATTTATCTGGATGGTATTTAAGAGCGTTTTTTTTGTACATTTTTTTCATAATTTGTTTATTTTGCCCATTTTGTCTATTTTGCAATTCAGGATATTCAGCTTCTATCTCAAAACATCTTTTATGTCTTTGTTTTTTAATACTTTTATTATTTACTTTACCATTTACAGGTTGTATTTGTGTATTATTTACTTTACTATTTATAGGTTGTATTTGTGTATTTTTTTCTATACCGGGTTGTATTTCATGTAAATCTCGAGGAGCATTGGTAAAATTTGACCATTCTGAAAGAATATCAGTGGCAATATTAAATATTTCATTTGACATATAAAATCCAGGTTTTTGTTGTTCAATGTATGCATCTATTTCTTTTTTATTTAATTTTTTATTATTAATTATTTTACCAAAGTTTTTTTTAATATATTGACCATTATTATTATAAATGTAAGTCGTTTCTTCTTTATCTTCAATTACCTTGCCATTGATTGACATAAAACTAGATGTATTATTTATAAATCTTTTATTGTTCATTATTATATTTTAAATAAAAAAAAATTTATACTAAATTTTAATTATTAATTAATTTATACTAAATTTTAATTATTAATTAATTTATTTTTAATTAATAGATTTTTAAATGACGGTATAGAAAATTTAATACGTTTATTTTCAAACGCCCAAATAGCAAATAATATTAAACAAACACAAATAATAATGAATATAGTTAGAATAATATATTTTAAGCTAAATTTGGTAGTATTAACATTATATTTTTGTAAAACTGTATCAGAATATTCTTTTAATAATTTAGGTTGGTTATGATAATTGATATATTCATTAGTATTTTTAAAAACCTTATCAGAATATCCTTTTAGTAATTTAGTTTGATTATGATAATTAATATATTCATTATTATTTTTTTCATAATCATTATCATTATAATAAATATTTCTATTATTTATTTTCTGAACTGGTCTTGCATTAACATTAATAATTTTTTTTATATTTTTATAAAATAATGTGCTACAATTTATAGGTTTATCCATTATAATCCAAGTTATATTTTCGGTACATGGCGTTCTTGGTAATGACCCTTCATAAAAAAAGAAAGCTTTATTTTCAGGAATAGCATTATATATATTCCAATTGGATATATTTTTAGTAACTTGATCATTTATTTTTAATGGTATAGAATCTTTAAATTTATCAAAAAAATCTTTAGATACAGAATTATCTTCATTAATTTCAATAAATACAGCAATAATTAAAATAGTCCCATTACTATTACATCTATGATTAAGATGCATTTCTAATGGATAATTTTTATTATCAATTTTATGAGAAGAGGGTGCTGTAAATGATATTTTATATAATTCATAAATATTATGATTAAAATTAACACTACTTCCTTCGTCGTAATCGATAATTAAATTTGTATTTAAATTAATTAAATTACATTTAGATATTTTATAATCAAATGATAAAATACAATTAGAATTACATTTTTTAGTTTTTGATCTTATTATATTAATAGGAGATTGTTTAATTCCTTTAGTGCATGTAGATTTGAACATATATTAATATATCTTTATAAATTAATTTATTAAATTATAATATATTAATATGAAAATATTGAAAAATTTTAAATTTAAATATATTAAATTAATATTTATTATACTATTAGTATTTGGATATTTATATTTAATAGTATCAAATTTGGTTAATTATAAATTAAAATCTAAATTAGATCATGTTCCAACATTTGAAAAAATGAATGTTTTAAAAAACCCAAAATATGTAAGAGTAGAAGATAATTTGACAAAAGTAGAAGATAATTTGACAAAAGTAGAAGATAATTTGACAAAAGTAGAAGATAATTTGACAAAAATAGAACATTTTTCAAATTCTAGATATTCTCATGAAAAAAAAAATATAGATTTAAAAATAATAAAAAACTTATTAAAAAAAGTTCAAAAAAAACTTAGTAAAAAATATCCATTTAACCAAACACAAATCATGAGAGATAGATATTATTCGAATACTATTATAGATAAACAACTTCTTGAATATGCTCAAAATATAAAAAATACTATAGAAATGGATAATAATAAACATAAAAAATTTAAATCTTACATAGCATATAATTATGAAGATTTGGGTGATTATTATTCTAATTTAGATAAAAAGGGAAATCCTATTATTGATAACAGGGGCAAAGATAGAATTTTTAAGTCTTCTACTGAATCAAATATTAAAACTTATGATAATTTTTTAAAGAATAAGACAACTAATTTTCCTAGTTCTAATAAATTATGTCCAGATTTCAAATGTCAAAGAAATTATATGACTTGCACGAGTAACCATATTCCCAAAATATATAAAAATGGATTTATAGAAGATGTAAAACAAATGGTTATAAATTAAAATGGTAGAATTATTTTTTGCATGGTATTGATATATGATAAGCAAATAGGACATAAGTTATTATTTAGTGAAATTTGATTAAAACATGATTCGCAACAGCACATGTGACCACACGAGTTAAATAAAATATTAATTTCATTAGAATAACATACTTTACATTTAGTTCTACCTTTATAATATTTTATTTCATCTTTATAATATTTTATTTCGTCTTTATAATATTTTATTTCATCTTTAGTTTGTTGAATATATGGCTTAACAAAATTATTAAGATCTTTATAGTATATTTCAAAAAGTGTTTTTATAAGTTTATCATTAATATTAATTATATCATTTTTTATATTTAAAATTTTATTTAAATTAGTTATTTTGATATTTTGACTTTCTATTTTAGAGAGTATATAATTAATTGTAGTTGGTAATTGTTCACATAAATGTTCCATACTATTTATCTTAATTTATCTTATCTTAATAAATTAATTAAAATTAATTAACTTATAAAAAAAATTTGATATAAAAATTATTACATTCATTTAAAGATAAATCAGTAAAATACAATTAACATGGAAACTATTCAACAAAATATCCCAAATACAAGCAGTGTAAATGATAAATCTAAATTGAAAAAATATCAAATGGTAGAATATTCATCTTTTGATGATATGGATCTGGATGATAAGTTACTTCGAGGAATTTATGCTTATGGTTATGAAAGACCATCGAGTATTCAATCTAGGGCAATTAAACCATTATCTCTTGGTTATGATATTATAGCTCAATCGCAGTCAGGGACTGGTAAAACGGCAACATTTTTGCTTGGTTCATTGACAAGAATTGATAAAAAAATAAATTGTCCTCAAATTCTAGTTCTTGCTCCGAATCGTGAATTGGCGACTCAAATTTACAATGTAATGACAGGTTTGAGTACATATATGGGTATTACAAATGCTTTGATAATTGGTGGAACAAGAGTAGATGAAAATTTTAAGACTCTAGATAAAGGAGTACAATTTATCGTAGGAACTCCGGGAAGAGTATTTGATATGATTAAAAGATATGCTCTTAAGACTAAAAAAATTAAATCATTTATAATGGATGAGGCAGATGAAATGTTATCCCGTGGATTTAAAGACCAAATTTATGAAATTTTCCAATATATTCCTAAAGAATCACAAGTATGTCTATTTAGTGCAACAATGCCTGAAATGGCATTGGAAATGACTGATAAATTTATGACAAATCCAGTAAAAATTCTTGTAAAAAAGGAACAACTAACTCTTGAAGGTATTAAACAATATTATTTGGGTGTAGAACAGGAAAGTTGGAAAATTGCAACTCTATATGATTTATATGATAGACTTTCTATCTCTCAATCAATTATATTTGCAAATTCGCGAAGGAAAGCAGAATATATTAAAGAACAACTTGAAGAGCAAAATTATACAGTTCATTGTATTCATGGTGAGATGGCACAAACGGATAGGGATACAATTATGAGTAATTTCAGATCAGGTAAATTGAGAATTTTAATTAGCACTGATATTATTGCCCGAGGTATAGATGTACAACAAGTATCTATTGTAATTAATTATGATATTCCACGATATAGAGAAGTATATATTCATAGAATTGGAAGAAGTGGCAGGTATGGTAGGAAAGGAATTGCTATTAATTTTGTAACAGAAAAGGAATATCAACATCTTCAAGGTATTATTGAATTTTACCAAACGGAAATTGAACCATTGCCTGAAAATATTAAAGAAATTATCTGTTAAATTAATAGTACAATTTTATAATAATAATTTTTAAATCAATATAATTATTTTTTTATATTGATTTACACATTGATTTATACTATTATAAATTAAAAATGGAATAATAAAAATGGAATAATAAAAATGGAATAATATCTAAATTTATATAAATAAATATATGAGTTTAAAAAATTTAGAAGGATTAGAAACATTTAAAAAGTTAGATGAATTGAGTCATAGTATTCCAAAAAATATAAAACCTGAAAAACTGGAACAAAAAAAAATTTATAATAGTATTGTTAAAATTATTACAACAATGGTTGAATTTGATAATCTTATTCCATATAATATTAAAAATCAAAATAAAAGTGTTGGTGCAGGTTTTTTTATTGATAATGATAGTCATATATTAACAGCAGCGCATGTAGTTAAAAATACAATAGACATATGGTTAAGAATACCCAAATTTGGTAAAAAGATATTTAAAGGAGAAATAATATGTGTATATCCAGATTTTGATTTAGCAATAATAAAAGCTATTGATTTTAAAAACTCTTATTTTTTAAAATTAGGAAATTCGGACACATTAGAATTAGGAGAAAGTGTATATGCATTAGGTTATCCCAATAATTCCGAATATCCAATGAGAACAACTGGAACTATAAGTGGTAGAAGAAATGATTATATACAAACAGATACTCCAATTAACCCGGGAAATTCGGGAGGTCCATTATTAAACAAATTAAATGAAGTAGTTGGTGTAAATTCCGCAGTTTTATCAAATAGTGAGGATAGTTCATTAGTAGTTCCAATAAATTCATTTTTAAGTGTTAAAAATGCTATGTTAAAATCCAAACATAAAATTATTCATAAAAATGTATTAGGAATATTATTAGTAAATGGCAATGATAATTATAATGAAATGTATGATATACAAGGCGAATGTAAAGAAGGTCAAATTATAAAAAATATTTTAAATAAATCACCATTCAATGGTTTTGCGGAACTAGGCGATATTTTATGTAAAGTTGATAATTATAAAATAGATTATTATGGAGAAGTTAGTGTAGAATGGGAAGATGGAAAAGTACCGCTAACATATTTAATTAAAAGAGCTAGTCCAAAGGGATGTATAGATGTTGTTATATATAGTATTCGTGATAAAGTAAATAAAACAAAAAAAATTAAATTAAGAGGATTTAATGAAATTTATCCAGTGAGACAGATTTTTACACATATTGAAAAATTAGATTTTGAAGTATTTGCTGGTTTGTTGGTTATGTCATTAAATCTGGATCATATTATAAATGAATTTGAGTATTTAGTACATTTGGTTATTAACGAACAAATTTATAGACCCTATTTAGTTATAACACATATATTTGAAAATTCAAAAATATCAGAATATAATACTATATCAAAAGGTTCACTTATTCATAAAGTTAATAATATACAAGTAAGAACACTAAGCGAATATAGAAACGCAATTAAAACCCCAATTTTAAAAAATAAAAAAAAATTTATAATAATAGAAACTACAAGTGGAGATAAAGTTATACTTAATTTAAATGAAATAATGAAACAAGAACTTAATTTACAAAAAAATTATGGATATAATAAATCGAAAAGTTATAAAAATTTAAAAACAAAGTAAAGATATAAAAGTAAAGATAAATAAACAAAGTAAAGATAAATAAACAAAGTAAAGATAAATAAACAAAGTAAAGATAAACTTATAAAGTAAAGATAAACTTATAAAAATTTAAAAATAGATATTAATAAAAAAATCTTTATTAATATATATAATATAATGATTAATTTGAATACATTGAAAAACATGACATTATTTAAAAAAATATCTATAGTATTATTTATAATATTTATAATAAGTTTAGGATATTGTTTATGGAATAGAAAACAACTTGTTAATATACAGAATAATAAAGAAAGAATTGCTGAACAATTTAATACAGATAATATTAGATTAACTATGTATTATGTTGATTGGTGTCCTCACTGTGTTGAGGCTAAGCCACATTTTGAAAAACTTGTAGGAAATAAAACTATTTTAGGAAAGAATGTAAATATTGAAATGGTTGATTGTGAAAAAGAGGTAGAAAAAGCAGCAAAAGCTAATATTAAAACATATCCAACAATTAAATTAAATAATAATGGTAATGTAATAGACTATGAAGGTGAAAGAAATGAACGAGGAATTATGAGTTGGTTAAAAAGACAGCTATTATAAGCAATATATATAAATAATATTAATTATTTATGAATATTTGATAAGTGAATTAACAATAATTTAATAATTTATAAATCTTTTTCTTGATTATTATCATTAAGTGGATAAAAAGCGGTTCCATTTGATTTTATATTATTATATGAAGAACATGTTGAAACGGGAGGTCCATTATTGGTAAAATTTTCATAATTTTTAAAACTATTGAATACTTGATTTGTATGAAGAATATTCATAGTTACTAAAAATATTACAGTTATAACAATAGATGATTGGAAATTTTTAGATGCTAAAAATGAAATTAAAAATAAAATAATAGCTCTAAAAACTGGATTATTAAAAAGATTTTTTAACGATTCGGGTAATTTTGGATGTAATCTTGGACCATACATAACTAAAAATATAGATAAAACAGCAAACAAATAACTATTTTGTACTAAATATTCAGGATTAAGCATTTTTTTTAAACTCTTTACTAATTCAACCATTTATATTATATATAAATAAAATAATATTTTTAATTAATTGTAGAATCTGATTTTATTTTTATTCCTAACAATCTTCTAATTATACAAAAATATCCTGAATATTTAAAGAGTATTATAATTCCAAATGAAATTAAAATACTAAAAATTAAATTTTTAAAATACTGGTTAATAAGAAGTAATAATAAAATAAATAATATTTTTTCAATCATAATCTATATAAAGATTAAAATTAATTTAATGGGTTTTTATATTTATTTACAGAATTTATAATTTTATTTGAAACATTTTTCATATTACTAAAATTTTCTTTTGCATTGCAATTTAATTTAATGGATTTTTTATTACCAGTTTTAATATCATTATATGTAAGATGCATAACAGCTTTATTACCATTCATATCATTTTCTTCATTATCTGAATTCATATCATTTTCTTCATTATCTGAATTCATATCATTTTGTTCATTATCTGAATTCATATCATTTTGTTCATTATCGGAATTCATATCATTTTGTTCATTATCGGAATTCATATCATTTTCTTCATCTATATTTTCTTCTTGTATATTAAAATTTTCATTTATATCACGTATTGTATCAAAATCTGAATAATTTTCTCGAATTTCACTTAAAAATGTTTCTTCTACATCTTTAGAATTAGTATATGATGTAATTAAGCAAAATCCAATAGATACAATTAATGCTAATTGTAAATTTTTGGAAGTTAAGTAAGTTATTAATAATATAATGCAAAATCTAAAATATTTATTATTAAACATATCTTTAACAACAGGTGGTAATTTGGGACTTAATCGTGGTCCATACATCGATAAAAACATTGATAATAAACCATATAACATTGGGTTAGAAGTTAATCTTTTAATATCAATATTTGCTTTTATTTTCTTTAAAATAGTATCCATATTTATATATTATATATTCAGAAATTAATTTATGTTTGCTAAAGTAGGATTAAATGATTAAATAGATTAAATAGTATTATCTAAATTAATAAAAATTAATAAAAATTAATCAAAATTAATCAGATATCAATTAAAATCTATAGTATTAATAATAGTGTCAATAATATTTTCAATTTGATTTTCAATACGTTTTCGAGTCATAAATTTTTTAATTGATAAATATCCGTTTTCTATAGTATTTTTTTTTTGTATATCAGATATATTAAAATTAATGGAATCATAATCACAATTTATAATAACTGTATTTTTAATATATTTATTTTTAATTTTACAATTTATTTTATTTGTTAATGAAATTAATATATTAAAAATGTATTTATCTAGACTATTAATATTAGAAAGTTTATTTTTATTATGAATATTAAATCCAAGAGTAGATTTAATATCATCTTTAAAAAAATCTATAGGATAATTATCTAACAATCCACCATCAATGTAAATCAAATCATTATATTTTACACAATTAAAAATAATTGGAATTGCACATGAAATTCTTATAGCTAAATATATTTTCATATCTGGTGTATTAATATAATTAAAATATTCAGTACATTTTTTATTTAAACAAGTCCCAGTAATAGTAATTTCAATTTTAGTTATTTTAAATAATTCCAAAAATGTTATATTTTCATTAAATTGTTTTTTTTTAAGTAGTAATTTAATTAAATATTCTAATTTTTTTCCAGTATCAATTCCATAATTTTTAAAAAAATCTAATAAATTTTCAGTAGTTATATCTTGAATAGTATTAAATTCGAGTCCTAAAACAATATTTTTGATATCTTTATAACTATAACCTAAAACTAATATTAAAGCAAATAATGATCCACCGGATGTAGCTGCTATTTTTTTTAAATTTTTTAAATAATCTATTTCTTCAAAATATTTAAGTATTCCAATATAAGAAACACATTGTGTTCCACCTCCGCTAAATACAAAATTTGTATACATTATAAATTATTATTAATTAAATTTTAAATCATAGTTTTATAACATCAAATATTAATTATTTTTTATAAAATCTAACATTATAAATTATTATTAATTAAATTTTAAATCATAGTTTTATAACATCAAATATTAATTATTTTTTATAAAATCTAACATTAATTTAATGATAAATATTTATAATTTAAATAATGTTAGAGACCAAAAGGAAATAAATAGATATCAAATATATAGAAGAGTTTTAAAAAAGTGTCATAATAGAATTAAAACAATATCAAAAAAGGGTGATAGTTTTGGATTTTTTGTTGTTCCAGAATATATATATGGAATTCCTAAATATGATACATTAAATTGTGCGAAATATATTGTAAATAAATTAAGACAAAATGGTTTTAAAGTTTTATATACATATCCAAATTTAATATTTATATCATGGGAACATATTCCAAGTGAATTTAAAAATCCAAAAATAAAATACGATTTAAAAAAAGAGAAATCAATTACAGATACTCCAAATTATAGAGTTATAGAAGATTATAATGTATCTAAAAATTTTTTAAAACGTATAGGGGGAAAAGGTGGAAATGAAATAAAAAAAATTACTTATTAAAATTTTCGTATTCCTTTAGATATCATATCTAATAAAAAAATTATAAATATCCCAGTTGATATAAAAATCACCAAATCAAATATACTATCAGTTTCATTTTTTTTAGATTCAAATCTTTCAATTATATTACGTAATTTCCGATTTTCGTTTAATATATTATTAATATAATCTGAATTATTAGTAAATTTTTCATTTATATTGGAATCTAATTCATCTTCTGATTCCGATTCTGATTCGGATTCTGATTCATTATCAGAATCATCTTCTATATAATTATCATTATAATTATTTATAGATTTATCTATTTTATTTTTATAATATTTATTTTTTTTATTTTTTTTATTTTTTTTATTTTTAAATGATATTTTTTTTATAATATCATTTGTAGGAAGTCTGGATTTAACACCAGAATGTTCTGGTAATTTATTATATGTTCTTGAAAACGAACGTTTTCTTTTAGTTTTACATTTTTTATTTTTACTAAATATATTAATATTTTTAGAATTAGAATAATCGATAGAACTATATCCTAATTTATTTGGAGGTATAAATTCTGGAACAATTTTTTTAAATTTTTTTGGTTGATTTTTATTACTTAAAAATCCTTGTCCCCAAGCTTCATCAATTGAACAATAAGGCATAGTATAGTTAGTTATAATAAATTGAGAAAATCTTTTTCTTAATTTAATTATATTAAATGTATTAAA